ATACTTTCATTACACCATCTGATGAAGAAAAGATTTTAGTAGCCATGTCTCTTGCTTCTAGATCTCTTGGAAACGTAGGTGTAATCCCAAACAATGGATATAAGTCAGAAACAGCATTACCTGCGAACTTGCTTAGATATTTTGCTTCATCTTGTGTTACTGGAATAGTTTTGCCATCGATTGTTTTGATGTCGCCACCGTCTGTACCAAATGCGTAAGACAAATGTCTTGCCTGTGTTGCAACTTGATCAAATCCTTTGCTTAGTCCTGCTTCGTCATCATCAGCACTATCTTTTTTCTTTGCGATAGATCTCATAATGTCATCTTGATTGAACTTACCAAAGTCCGGCTCTGCTTCTAAACTAACTTGTTCGTCTAGGTCTTTCATTTTCATAGTTTTTCTCCTATCTCTCTACTGCTCTATTAGCGGCAGTAAACACTGCTCTGTTAACTAATTTAATATCGCCTTCAGGATGAGCTAACACATACCCTTCGCCGCCTTCTTTACCAGCTGTCTTAGCCTTAACCGCATTTGGGTTTTTATCTAAATCAGCAATAATACTATCTTTAACTTTCATTACACCTGTAATAACTTCAAACAATGATGTCCAAGCATTCATGTTCTGCTTAATGTATTCAATAATCTTTTGTTGTTTACCTTGACTTATTCCTTTTTGTGCTACTAACCATTTAGTAAAATCACGTCCTAAGTTATCAAGTCCAGTATCAACTTTACTATTCATATACTTGTAAATAATTTTAGCAAAGTCTGTCATTTTCATCTGTCTTAATTTGTTTTGATCAAGTAGGCTATCAATATCTTTAGCATCTTTTTTAATGATCTGTTCTAGCCTATCAATTTCTGGGCTATCAATTTGTGCAGGCTGTTCTATTGATACAGGAGGTACAACTAATAAGTCATTACCTTGGAATATCTCTAGGTCTTTGAGTGGGTGTTCACTACCGTCTGGGTCTACCATTCTGTGTACAACTACACCAGCACTTGATTTAGCAATCTTCTTGCCTAAGTCACTTGCAACATCAACAGCATATTCTACAATTTGTGGTTTAAATACAAAGTTCTTTTCTATTACTGGCGGAGTGTTATAATATAACAAGTCGCCTTTGAAGTAACCTCTATAGTCTTTTGGTACTGCTTTTTCAAACACACCAAATGCTTGCGCCATATTATCTGCAAATTGTATTCTATCAGGCTTGTCTTTGTTTACTCCACCACTTCGCATAAGCAGTTCTTGTTTAAGTGCGTCTGGACTAGTTGTTCTACCAACTCCTCCTGATTTAACAAACCCACCTTTATCTGTGAATACAAACTCACCATCGTCATTACGACCAAAAACAACTGCGGGAGATCCGTCCCATTTAAGTGTAACGTTTCCTTGTCCACCTTGTGCCATGTTGCGTAAACTTTGTAACGCTCTCATTGCTCCTTGTGAACCTTGTAGGTAAACTAAGTCTTCAGCATGATCAATTCTTGCGCCTTCTCTAATAATACTTTCATTGTTTTGAGATTCAGTTTTAATAACCCAACCTGATTTGTCCCAGCCCTTGGCAGTATAATCTTTCTTTGAAATTTCTCTTTCATCTTTTGCATTGTTAGGATGAAATATTACGACTGCATTTTTAGGAACTACTTTCCAATTTGCTTTTGTATATTTCTCAACATCGTTTGCCGCAATAGTTTTAAATACTTGTTGGCCTTTAACTCTACCTTTAACAGTAACAGTATTACCTATGATTCTCTGTCCTACCCTTGTGCCTATGTCACTAACTTGACCTAGCGTAGTTTTACGTCCACCAGCATCTTTATAAGTCTTAGCCATACCACCGATACCTTGCGATCCTTTACGTCCAACAGCATAGCCACCTTTGAAAGTATCTAATGCTTTACCTAGAAAATTCTTTTCATCAACTCTTGCTTTAGCCTGTAACATACCTGCTACCATACCACGTGTCTCTGGAATAGGTAATCCTTGCTTTTCAAAGTTTGCGAACGCATCTGCTGTTAATGCTTCGTAGTCTGGACTGTTCTTAATCTTCTTAATTATAGTTTCAACACTATCCATATCAGCACGATTAGAACCTTGTCCCATTAATGCTACTGCAACTTCATCTGGTGCACTAGCAACAAGATCGTTTGTTTCTCTATCAAGTAATCCTTTACCTGGAGACCATTTAAATCCTCTTGCCTTTGCCATACTAGCAATCATAATTGCTCTGTGGGCACCTTTGTATACTGTTCCGTCGCCTGTGCCTTTAAATGCAAACTTCATTGCTTCTGGATTACCAAACATTAAATCTGTTTGTACGTATCCATTGTTAGGGTTTCCGTTGATAGGTGTTTTAAAATGCACACTAATACCTGACTTGGCTACCCATTGCCTAGTAGTATCGTCTGGATGATTTTTCATTTTCCATGCATTAAGTTTATCAAATAATTCTTGCTTGTCTACTTTACTTGCGTCAATAGCAACATCTAAGTCACCACTCGTATCTTTGATACCTGTTGACCCAAGTTTCATATCAGTATGATTTAATCCTGTAATCTTTTCTAACCATGCCAGTGTTGGATCGACATCGTTTCTAGCAATGCGTTGTGTAACAGGTGTACCCTGTTCGTCTTTGAATATGTTTCCACCTTCTTTAAGAATCATTTTTTTTGCTCTCATTAATTTTATATATGCCTCGTTTAAACTTGCGAGCATCCCCACTCTTAATACTGTTAATAAATCTACGTTCAAGCTCTAGTGCTTCGTCTTCTGAATAATGTTCAGATATTTGTTCAAACAAGTTAACTGCACTCTCAACAAGGTTTACCCCTGTAGTTTCGATAAGATGTCCTTTATTTCTATTGAAATTAAGGTTATTCAGTTCTTCAAGTATAGATCTAGTAGCTTTTTTCATTATGTTACATCCTTATAACGTATTTAGTCATGCAAAGCAATAAATATTGTATTAACGGAGGGCGAAGTATGACAATCGAAAAAATGGACTTTAATGCACGTTCCTTATTATTTGCAAAGTTATCAAGTATAGCATATAATAATGTCAAAGAAGCAAAAAGTCAAGCGAAAAAGTTAGGATTCACTACAACTGAATTTTACCAAAAAGATGGAGCACAAGCGTATCGCTTCATGAACAAAACAGATCTAGTAATTGCATGTCGTGGAACTGAACCAACAGAGTTTAACGATATCAGTGCAGACTTAAAAGCATTGCCAGTAATGGCAGAAACGATCTCAAGAGTGCATCAAGGTTTTAAAGCAGAGGTAGACGAACTATGGCCTGCTATAACAGAAGACATCAATCGTAAAGTAAACTTAGGCAAAACACTATGGTTCTGTGGACACTCATTAGGAGCGGCAATGGCAACTATAATGGCCAGCCGTTGTTTACATAATGAAGAACTTAATGATCCGGTTGAACTGTATACATTTGGTTCACCACGTGTGGGTTGGAGAGGATATGTTAAGAGTCTAGGTGTAACACATCATCGTTGGAAGAACAACAATGATATTGTTACTACTGTTCCACTTTGGATTATGGGCTATGTACATCACGGTACAGAACATTATCTAAATGCATACGGCAACTACAGAAAGCCTACAGGTTGGCAACTAGTCAAAGACAAATGGCGTGGTATTTGGATGGGTCTAAAGCAAGGTAAGATAGATAGCTTTGGAGATCATTCAATGACAGAATACATCAAACACATTACACAAATAAAGAGCTAACACTTTCTTCGTTTGTTACACGTCTAATAGCTTCACCAAACAAAGGCGCGACACTAACCTGTCGTGTCTTTTTACAATTCTTAGGACAACGATTAGGAATACTATCTGTAACTACTAATTCGTCAAGCACACTCTTCTCAACCTTTTGACATGCTTCGTTTGATAAGACACCATGTGTGATGTAAGCACGAACACTTGCCGCACCAGCATCCATAATTGCTTTGGCCGCATTACATAGTGTGCCACCTGAGTCTACAATGTCATCTACTAGGATAGCATGTTTACCTTTTACATCTCCTATCAAGTTCATAACTTCGCTCTTGCCTGCTTCTGGTCTACGTTTGTCTACGATAGCAATGTCGCCATTGAACATATCAGCAAACTTCCTAGCACGGACAACACCACCTGCGTCTGGTGATACAAATACTGTGCCTTGTTGATGTACTTCTGGATCGTCTACAATTCCTATTGCACGTTTAATATCTTTTGCAAACACTACACGACTTGTTAAATCATCTACAGGGATATCAAAGAAGCCCTGTATCTGTCCTGCATGTAAATCCATAGTAAGAATTCTATCAGCACCTGATGTTGTAATTAAATTACTGACAAGTTTAGCAGTAATAGGAGTACGTGACGCACTCTTACGGTCCTGCCTAGCATATCCAAAGTAAGGAATAACTGCTGTAATTCTATCAGCACTTGATCTTCGTGCCGCATCAATCATAATCATAAGTTCCATAATGCTGTCATTAACTGGAGTACATGTACTCTGTATAATAAAAACGTCTTCTCCCCGAATGTTCTCTAAGAACTCCACGCTGGACTCTCCGTCCGCAAACGTGGTTACCTTCGCTGGCACTAGTGTTGCAAAACAATGTTCTGCAATCGCTTGTGCTAGGTCTGGATTAGCATTTCCTGTGATAATTTTCATTTTCAAGTTGTAAGCCTTCCTACTTTGTTGTTGAGTTAATGTTATACTTATATAATACACTAACTTGGTTGTTAAGTCAAGAAAAAAGGCAGTGTCGTTGTACACTACCTTTCCAATTTGTTTAGTATCCGTTTGGTACTATAACATAGTGTATCATTAACACTACTCCTACTGATGCACCTAAGCCAATCATCATTTTGAAGAAGTCTTTGGTTACTAATGGAAACACTGTCTTAAACTTTTCCTTGCCTGTCATAGTTGCCATAGCAAGTTCACGTCCACACAGTAAACCTACGAACACCCATGTTGTTGACATAGGTATATCGTTTAGTTCTTTAAAGAACAGTAGTATTAAAAAGTATACACAATCAATAATAGTTGCTGAACGCACATATCTTGTGTTGTGTTTTTCTAGTACAATCTTTTGGATCTTACCACCACCCTCTTTAAACATAAATGCAAGACCTACAACAAACACAAGACTCACTAGGATCATTAGGTCCCATGGTATCTGTCTTGGAAGGAACACAGCAATGTTTGCCATGTCATGACTTAGCCAAGTAAACCACAGGAAGCCTGTTGTTACCCATTGTGCTATTCGCCACGCTTTCTTATGTTCTTCTTTGACAGGCTTTGCTTCGTTTAGTAGTTTAGTAACTCCTATCCAAATAACATATGCCGCAACTGCCGCGACAGCATAGCCCATCATGCTTTTCATAAGCATCTTCTCTAATACAAATGTACTTGCAAAGGCACTTAATACTAAAAAAGAAGTACTAACTGGTACTCCTATTCGTGTAAGTATTAATAATAGTCCTGGTGCCATTGCGTGATACCATTGTATCTCTTGGAATGGAATCTTATTCAAACGTCCGTAACTAATGTCACCTCCGTTCATATACCAACCATACCAAAGTGTATACAGTAGAACAGCCGAAGCCGCTCCCCACATCACTTTCCAATTAAATTTTTCGTTATTACTTGCGATCCATGTACCTAGTGTTTGTACGGAATCATTTGCGATAACTGCGTAACCTGCGAACAGGAAACCTACAGCCATCCATAGGGTGAGTGCGTCCATTTATTATCTCCTCTGCTTGCCGCTTTTACCACGGCGCTCACATAATAAGAGCAGGCTCAACGATGCCTGCCAGGAACGGGATTGTTCCAACGTTATTTATAAAGTAACATCATTTCGATACTTTGTCAAGGTTTTTGGATCGTTGCGTGTAACGCATGACAGCCTTTACAAAAGATGGGGCACTTTTCGGTCGACTTTAGGGCAGTAAGGCTGTACTATTATATAAATAAGCGTGTTAAAAGAACTGCAATGGCGATTTTAACAACACACATAGACACATTGGATAGACAATGGGAGATAAGAAAGCACTCCTAAACATGCAATTGACGGGTACCAAAGGTTCACGCACCGCCGGGGAAGTTCCGGGGTATTGCTTTCCTTAAGCATCATGAAAACTTAACCAAGGAGAATAAAATGGCAACAATGCTATTCAACGGCCTTGTGAGTTTACTTGGAAACCCAAGCCCAACTAAGGCTTTCGAAAAAGAGATGCTCACTTACGCCAAAACAGAGTACGGAAGAGATTGGCAATACGCCTATCACTACATGTTAACCCACAAGGGCAAAGGTCCTAAAATGGGGGTAACATTATAATGACATCAGCAATTTTAACAGCGTCAAGCTGGATACAAGATGCTATCGTTGGCATTCAAGATCTATTACATGCACGTAAAATACGTAAAGCTCAAAGAGATAGTTATAGAAGAACACTTAACGAACTAGGTAAACTAACCGACTTTGAACTTAATGACATTGGTATTTGTCGTGGAGACATATACAATGTAGCACGTGGTGATAAAACACTAAGACGTGGAATAGAAGTTAATGACAATTTGAAAGGATCAGTATAATGACTGTAGCAACAATGACTAACACAACATGGACTTACACATGTAAAATTTGTAAGGTACTTAGAACTGCATTGAGTGTTGCATTCGTAGGATTAATTGCATTAGGTGAATCAGCAGGTAGAGCAAGAGCCGCATCAGAACTATCAAGACAAGGGTATCATGATGAAGCAAAAGCATTAATGACAAGTCCAAAGGATTTTAGATAATGTGGAAAAGATTTATTAGAGCAATGGAATACAGAAGTTACTGTATGGCAATTCGTGAACTAAGAGCTCATGGCTATCACAAAAGAGCAAGTGAGATTACTGAGTTCAAGAATAACATGTATCCGAGTTACTAATGATTGATCCCAATCATAGTTACTTTAGAGCATACCTATTACAAAAGAAAAAGGGCGGTAAGTAATCGCCCTAGTTCATAAACTACACACATAGAAAAGGAAACACACAAATGAAGACACTAGGATTTTTTGTAGCAGTGTTTGGTTTGGTATTCGTATCAACCCTTGCATATGCAGAAGATATTACAATTGAAATGTTGAATAAAGATGCAGACGGCAACAAGATGGTTTACTCAAACGAGTTAGCACGTATTGACGTAGGCGATACTATTACTTGGGTACCAACATCCAAAGGACACAATGTAGAATTCAAAGCAGGTCCAACTGGTTGGAAGGCTCCTAAAAAATCAAAAAATAGTAAAGAAGTAGCAATTACATTTGATACTCCGGGTATCTATTACTATTGGTGTACTCCACACAAAGGTATGGGCATGATTGGTCTTGTCGTTGTAGGAGATGATACATCAAACATGGCAACTATTGTTAAAGCAAAAGCAATGGGTAAGTCAAAGAAGAAACTTAAAGCATTGTTAGGTGAACTGTAATGTGGCCTTATACTGACGACGAAAACGACTTTTTAAACGGAAAATGATAAGTACCAATATAACTAATTAGATATTGAAAGTACTGCTACTACTATGAAAACAAATTCGAATCCGATTGTTAAAGCTCTAGTAAGACTTAGAATGTTTTATGCTGACGTTCGTGGACATCACGGCAAGCGTTGGAACTATGAACCTTCTAACTATTATATGGGAATGAAGCAATCTAAGAAGTTTAAGAAAAATGACAGAGCTGTCCGCCAAGACGGCTCTGCCATAACTTCTAAAGTGTTATGATTTAATATTACGACTTGCGATTGTATATATGATATAACACCCATACAGCAACTAGCCCAACTAATCCTTGTGCAGATAACGCTGTTATCATTCCAGTGATGTTGTCGACTACGCTGATGTTTGGCCAGAACGGAATGCCCTGTCCATTAAAAAGGATTTCAAGTACGATAGCTAATGAAATAAGTGCGATACCTACTTCAGTGATTGCGCCTGCCCAACCCTTTACTTTGTTTAAGATTTCCATTTGGATCTCCTTTCAAATTGCTGAGTAATAGTACTCAGTCTATTATTTAAGAGTGAGAGATCCAAAAGTTAAACTACCATAAATGGTCTTAGGTATCAAAAATGTAGGATTTATTTTATCCAGGCTATTTTTTCGCCTGCTTTTACTCTACGTTCTTGCTCTTTTACACTGCCTGGATATCTCCAAGCCCAAATAGCAACTAGTGCCATAAAGCCTCCGCTCCACATTACAGCCTTAATATTTTCTGTAGTGAACCAAAGGAATGCTAACGATGATGACATTACTATAATCATCGCATACTTGCCTTTGGTAGGGAATACTTTCTTTTGTACCCAGTTCGTTAAGAACGGTCCAAAGTATTTGTGATTATATAACCACTTGTGCATTCTTGGGCTTGACTTTGCAAAACAATATGCGGCCAAGACAAGAAAGATTGAGAAAGGAATACCAGGAACTATAATTCCAATGTAAGCCATTCCGAGTGACAGGAATCCAAGTCCCATCCAAAAATATTTTTTAATGTTCATTTAATACTTTCCTTAATGAATCCACCAGCTGAGAAATCATTGCATCTGTATGCAACGGAGTTGGAGCAAATCTCAAACGTTCTGTTCCTTCTGCTACTGTAGGATAGTTAATTGGTTGACAGTAGATGCCGTGTTCTTCTAACAAAACATCACTGAGTTTCTTACAACGTACAGGATCACCTATCATCACCGGAACAATATGAGTACTTGCATCTGGGTGTACTTCTATATCATAGTGTGCAAGTTTTCTTTTGAGTTTACTTGCTTGTAGTTGATGCTGTTCGCGTAATTCGTTGTGGTCCATTACGTACTTAACACTTGCTAGTGCGCCTGCACATATAACTGGACTAGAACTTGTAGTAAAAATAAAACCTGAGGCAACAGATCGGATAGCGTCTATAACGATCGCTTCCCCTGCGATATATCCTCCCTGTACACCAAAGGCTTTTCCTAAAGTGCCATTAACAATATCGACTCTATCTTGCAAGCCAAGTTCTTCTAACTTACCTCCGCCATGCTTGCCATAAAGGCCTACTGCATGTACTTCGTCGATGTATGTTATTGCACCATATTTTTCTGCTAAGTCGCAAACTTCGAGCATAGGCGAAACGTCCCCATCCATGCTATACACAGACTCAAATACTACACAAGGTGTACCTGACACGTTTTTTAGCTTATCCTCGAGGTCCTCCATATCATTGTGCGTCCATATAACCTTGTCTGCACCACTGTGTCGAATGCCTTGAATAAGTGAAGCGTGGTTTGCACTATCACTTAGAAACACAATGTCGGGAATGATTTGTTTAAGAGCGACCAACGTCCATTCGTTTGCGACATAAGCGGACGTATAAAGTAATGCTGTCTCCTTCTTATGAAGTTTAGACAGCTCATGTTCTAATGCAACATGGTAGTGAGTTGTACCTGCAATATTACGTGTTCCGCCTGCACCTGCACCTGTTTGGTCTAGTGCTGTATGCATTGCATCTAATACTACTTTGTTCTGCCCCATGCCTAAGTAATCGTTTGAACACCAGTTTACAATGTTTTTAATATTGTACGGTCCATACCAGATGGCATTAGGATACTCTCCACGCTCTCGGAGTATATCATTAAAAACTCGGTATTTGCCTTCAGACTTTAGTCTGTCTATTGTCTTTTGAAATGGTTCTTTGTTCATTTAAATACTTCTTAAATTGTTCTTTGTCTACATATGTATAATTGCCTAAATGGTGTACAGAATGGAATATACCCATTTGGTTAAGTTCTTTCTGTACTTCGTTCCATCCTCGGAACAGTTCTCTAATCCACGTTAGCATACACTTACTTATGTCTTTAGGATCCAGAACTTTTAGAAAAGATTGCCCCCTGCTGTTTTTTTAGCAGGGGGTACGATGTCTCTATATACTGTTGTTGTAAGAGCTATGCTCTGGGTAATAGTTATTTTTTGTATCGCCGGTTACGAAGTTGTAAAAGTGTTCTGCGGCGTCTAATACTTCTTTGCTACCTGGTACTTCAGGACCTTTCAAAGTTGATGAAAATTGTCCGGTTTTAGGATCACGTTCTACAGTTTGTTCAAACTGACCCCATTTAGCATAATAGTCTTTCCAGACTGAAACACTCGCCAGTTTTAATACTTCTGTGCGAATTTCATATCCGTTTTTGTTTGTGGTTACTTTTGGCATTGCCGCTTTAAACATCTCAGTAAACTCTTTGGTTTGATTAAAGATGGCTTCACCGTATTTTGTGTCTACGCTCATTATTTTCTCCTATGTGTGTCTGTAGTGTGTTATTAGTATAACAGAGTATTTAGTGCGTGTCAAGTCTGTTTTTCTGATCTTGCAGGCTTAAAATTACCACCACTATTAACTATACACCAAAAACCAACGTCAGGAAACTTAGCAACTAATGAATAAGTGCCAGTGTCAATATTAACATACAATGTCATTAGTGTTGGCATAATCACGCCGTCTGGTCTTTTGATAACAGTTCCGCCGTTAACAAAAGGTACTTCGCCAAACTGTCCTTGGACTATTTGTGTAATTGCTTGTGGGCTACTACAGTCAATCATTGACGGTAAGTGCATTATGGTAGGTTTCCCTGGTTGAGGCTGTGGAGTAGGAGTCTCAGGTTTTACATTGTCTTCTGTAGTATGCAGATTGGAAGTAGCACTTATTATTCCTGCATTACTTGCATTTATTGATGCAAAAGAAACAACTACGAGACTTAATATCATTAATAGTTTCATTATACATTCCTCTGTCTATGTAATACTATTTATTTAGAAATACTCGTCCATTAAACGCGAACTGGCAAGTGATACTCCTGCTTCCCATTGATCTTCGTTATCATAGTTATAAAATATATCAAGATTAGGTTCAACTACTAGCCATGCTTTGTGTTTGTATATCTCTGACTGCAACTGTGGAACTAACCATGTACTCATTCCGCTCATTAGTCTCCAACACTTAGGCATGTTGTTGTGTGCCATCTTCTCTAACATTAATTCATCTGAGCTAATAGCATTACCGTGTGTTGCTGGTATTGTATTGGTAGAGTACCAATCGTCTGTGTGTAGAAGTAACAAACTTTGTTCACTAACAGGTCCGCCTCGATACAAATGACCTGCGGCCCCGCTGTTGACTGCACCTCTCATTGTTTGAATGTCACCTACATTCATGTAACTAGGTTTGTTTAGAATTAATCCAATACAGACTTTCTCTGTTTGTTCATAGATGTATACCACACTCTTTGCAAAGTGAGGATCCTTCATTACGTTAGGCTTTGCAACCAAAAGTTTACCTTTGAAGGTGTCTAACATCATTAGCTATAGTCCGGTAATGGTCCGCCGTACTTTTTGCCTTTGATCTTCTTGCCGCCGACTGTGACTCTTGTCTTCTTACTAATCTTATGACTCTTACGTCCTGATCTTGTTCGTAGACCTTGACTCTTACAACTCGCTAGGGCACTTGCACCTAATTTGCTGTTAGGTCTTGATGAGCGACACAGCTCTTTACTAGCCTGCCATTCTAATTCTAATGATTCGTCAATATCTGTTATCTTCATGCTATCTATATTTATCCGCTAACGCCTCTTCACTATGGTCTAACGAATCGTTATTTTGCGATAGACTAAACGTAAGTGCCTTTCTAGTTCCACGGGTCGTTCCTAACACGACCTCCCCTGACTTTTCATGATATTCTATCTTTGTAATCTTTGCAGGCTTTTTAGATTGGCCGACAAGAATTTCTTGGCCTAATTCAAGGCTCAAATCGATTGTTCGTAATGTCATTGGATTCTCCATAATTGGTGTGGTCCCTTTCTACTTTGGACAATAGTATTTATTTTATAGCGTCATTCGATTTGTATGTCAACCAAAAAATAAGCAAGGCCCCGCTGTATGCACTTAACCCCTGCCTACCATTTGCTAAATATTATTATGAGATACCAAATGTTAGACGACTCCCTCGGTAACTATTTGATTATTGATACCTGGGCAAACCATTTGTTGGCAAAGGTGACCACCATGAACTTGGCGGCACGAACCTGCCAGCAACTCAACAAACGACTTGGAACACCTGAATACTTAAACGAACTTCGCCAAAAAGTCTTGACAAAAGATCCTATATAGTATAGTATATAGAGGTAAGTTAGAAAAGTAACAAGTATTTGAAAGGTAATATCATGTCGTTCTTAACTATTGTTGGCGGTTTACTCGCTATACAATTTGTCGCATCTGCTTTAACAGGCGATCCTACCCCATTTATGATTTGTGTTTCGGGGTGCAACTAATGAAAACTTTAGTCCTCCTAATTGCATTGTTTAGTCTTAGTGCCTGTGGTGCAACGACTCAAACTGTTCTTAATGAATGGTACACTACTAATATAAATCCAACAGGGACAACTTCTTATGATCCTCCCAACGGAGATTGGACCTTTATTAGAAATGAACCAGGTGGAGCTCAGGCTCACTTAAAAAGAACACAGAATTGGGATTGGTCCTCAGGTACTGTTCCAAAATACTAATATACCTGCCCTTAGCTCAGCTGGATAGAGCGTTGGTTTGCGGAACCAGAGGCCAGGGGTTCGAATCCCTTAGGGCAGGCCAATAATAAATCTTTTTAATTCATACGTCCAAAAGTGGTTGACTTCTACTAATAATGATCGTATAATGTATATAATAATTAGGCAAACAGAGAGGCACACATGATTTATTCCGTACTAGAATCCACAATGCGTTCAGCAATTGATAAGGATGAAAATAAAAAAGAAGACGGTTCCATTAACTGGAACTTCGTAGATGCAGACGCTTATATGGATTGCAAGAACTTATTCCGTAGCGATGCAGACTTTTATGAAGCATTTGACGACATTGGTGGCAAGATCCAAGCAGAGCAAAGAGGCGTCGATGCATTTGGTAATCAACTTGAGATGGAGGTATAAATTATGTTTTACATTTATGAAAAGAGTTCAACTTATATTATAGGCAAGCCAGACAGAAATGGTGTAGCCCGTCCTGATCACAGGCAGTGGTACAAAACAATGTCGGCGGCCAAAGCAGGACTGACTAGGATTGCAAAGGCAGAAGGTTTGTTAGAAACGGATGACAATCATGCGTTCTTTCGTTATGCAATCGCAGAAACAGAATACTTCCACAAGAGTATTGAAGCAAGTCGCAAGGCAAAGAACATGATGAGTGGCGAATGGTTTGTAGAGCCAATTAACACCCCAGGTTATATGAGTCCTGCACGTGAATCTTATTGGAGTATGTAATGCCAAAGTTTAAGCAATCTTATATGAAGCCGACATTCAAATATGATACGAGCATATTCGAAGGCTTGACATGGAAAGAACCCAACTCTAAAGGTACTGACACCTATGACATCACATTAGAGGCCAAAGGCTTCACTTGTGATTGTCCAGGCTTTACTTTTAGGGGTAGGTGTAAGCATACTCTAATCGTTAACAACAGGGTCAAGAGAGCTATTGATAGCGAAGTCCCTGAATACTATACTGTCTAGGAGGACATATGAAATGATAGAAGGATTTATTTTATTAGCCTATATATTAGGCACAGGCTTTGGCTGGTGGGTTGGCAGAAGTTCGGGTTTGAAACAAGGCATTGCCCAAACTGTTGATAATCTTATTGAACAAGGTTTTCTTAAATGGAAAGGTTCAAAATCGAATCCAGAAGTTATGAAATGGAACGAAAAATAATCTTCCAAAAGAGGTTGACTTTTATATCCGTTGACCATATACTGTATAAACAATAAGGCAATTAAACAGAGAGGCAATTAAATGGCAAACTTAGTAACAAAGGCAAGCGAACTTATCTATCAAATGGATGGTCCACAACTTCAAGAGATTATTGAGGCTGTTCAACTCAAAAGACAATACTTAGCCAAGCAGGCTATTAAGAACTTTATCAAAGGTGATATGGTTCAGTTCACTTCACGTAGAACAGGTGGTAAAGTGAATGCCACTGTTGAAAAAGTGAATAAGAAATATGTTATTGTTTCTACTCACATTGGTGGTGAGAAGTGGAGAGTACCTGCAACCATGCTAACCAAATTGAGTGACATCAAGGCATCTGCATAATGGGTCCTTGGTCCGAAGCAAAACAAATGGAGAGAGCAGAGTCGATCAAACGCCTGCTCGATACCAACCCTGACTTAGATCCTATCTATAAAGGTATGTGGCAGAAGCACCTATCTAATTTGGCTTTGAATGAAGCCACATATAATTATAGAGTCAAACACGTCTATTCGTTATTGAAACCAAAGCATAAGGTTTGGGATAGATATGGCACAGAATAAGAAATGGTCTATGAGTGCCAAGTTCACTCAGCCATATCACGGCTTAGGTAGCAGACAATTAAATGAATATATCAAAGGCAATGATCAGACAGTAGACAATGAACTGGCATGGATTGATTATGTTGAAGAAGAATTTATCCAAAAGATGTTGACTTATCCAGACGCTGAAGCTATACTGAATAAAATTAAAAAGGAGATGCGAAATGATTAAAGCGATTGTTTACATAGGGGTGGGTGCCTTTCTTGCCTATCTTTACATGAACCCAGGTGATGTTACCGGAGCCACAGATATGCTCAAGTCAGGTATCAATCAAGGTGCAACGATTATCCAAGAGGCTACTGAATAATGATTGACATTCGAAAAGTTGAAGTAGGTAAATCATATGCCTGCAAGTTTAAGGTAGAACATATTTTAGATGAATATGATCGCATACCAGGCCTAAGCGACACACCTATTAAAGGGCTTGGATGGTATGAAGGCTTTGGTGAATTAATGCAAAGAGATTCCGAAAAGCAATTGGTTAAGATACTCGACGAAAAGAGTAAAAAAGAATTCGTTGTTCCATTTGATCAAATATGGGATGTTGACGTAGTAGAATACGTAGAGGAATAAAATGAAAGACTCAGCAATTATTACTGCCGCCAAGATGTTGGCAGGCGAAGCTCACAAAGGACAGATGAGAAAGTATGGCGGATTGCCGTATATCATTCACCCTATTGAGGTAGCCACTATTGTAGAAGAAGCAGGTGGGACTGACAATATGATTGCGGCGGCTTTATTGCATGACGTGGTAGAAGATTGCCCAGGCTACACCTTTGAGACTATTGCAGACAAGGTTAGTCCAGAGGTTGCCGAATTGGTTAGAGGTATGACAGAAGCATCTAAGCCTGAAGATGGTAATAGAGCCACTAGGAAGGAAATAGATAAAAACTTCTTAGCCGAGCAGAGTGCAGAAGTTCAAACCATTAAGTATGCCGATGTCATTTCAAATAGCAAAGACATTAGAGCTTATGATCCAAAGTTCGCAGAGGTTTATTTTAGAGAGATCAAAGCCTTGTTAGAAGTTATGGACAAAGGCGATCCTGCATTATATTCTAAGGCAATTGAAGCAGTCAATCAAAATTAAAAAAGATTAGAATGTCAGCCAAAAGAGGTTGACATTCCTTACGACTGAACGTATAATGTATATATAATTAGAAAACAAAGGAGGGCATCCAATGTCTACAGATTTAAGAAACGTTCCAAACTGTGAAGCAGAGAATGAATTACACCAAACACGTTTTTGGGGTGGCAAGGACAGAGCGACTTGTGTGCAGGTTACTCAACGTAAACGTAAAGGTGAGAACAACGGTATAGCCGGCGACTTCTTCAACCATATACAATTGACACGTGAGCAGGCAGGTGCATTGGCTGTGGAGTTGATGTTATTTTCTCAAGAACGTGAAGTGGAGGACATATAATGGCAACTGAAAAGGATTGGGTAGCTGATCCTCTTCCACCATTACCAAGCAAGTTTCGTCTATTCTGTTCTAACAAATGGTGGGAACACCAAGACGAAATCTTTGCCTGGACAGGATCTAATCCTAAATACGATAACCGATATTATTTCAATAAGCATAAATGGTTGCTCAGAGATATGTTTAAAGAACAAGAAGGGAAATAAGATGGCTTATTATACTCACACAAAAGATCCTATTGGTGCATTCGTTGAAAAGAGTGTAGGCAATACTTTTGAATTCTCAGAGAACACTGACGAACATAAGGACGAATATCCGCATTTGATTTGGGTAGGCGACACTATAGGTTGGCCTTATCGTTATGGCGAAGTGAAAAAGACTGTGGCCTATGTGGTTACTGACGAAGACGAAAGAGGCGGTGACTTCGTAGAGAAGTGGATGCTAAAGAAGAAGTGGGATTATGTCTAAGAATAATTGTAGCAGACCTCAAGCACCTAAGATCCGTAATTGGGTCGCCAAGGCATTAAGGAGCACTGAGAGTCCTTTCAAAGCTCGTACCGAACGAGATCGCACTAAATGGAATAGAAAAATAAAACATCCAAAAGGGGTTGACTTATACGATAAATGATCGTATAATGTATATAATAATTAGGCAATAACAAAAGGGCAAAACAAATGAATCAAAAATATATCCAAATTGGAACTAAGGTTAACAGTAATCACGGTGAAGCAAAGGTTACAGGAATCGAGCTATGTAAGAATGGTGAGAAGTACGGTATTGATATGCCAAAGGTTTTCTTAGAAGATAAAGACAGATGCACATTTGATCTAGACAACGGTCATTGGGCTTATGGTTATCAAGTTCAACCAATATAGGTTGACTTCTATTTTAGAAGGTGCTATATTAAATTATAAACTAAACAAAGGGTAGATAAAATGGGAACTAGAAGTTCAATCGCAATCAAAACTGAAGACGGAATCAAAGCAATTTATTGTCACTGGGATGGTTATGTAGATCATAACGGTAAGATTCTAAAAGAATTCTATAACACTACAGACAAGGTGAATGAGCTGATTGCTCTAGGAGACCTATCAAGTCTACGACAAGAGCCAGGCGAGGCACATGACTTTGACAGAGGTGATGACAGCCTAGGACTTACAGACAATTGGTGTATGGCCTACGGTAGAGACCGTGGTGAAAAAGATACAGAGGCTCAGACATTTGAAACTATTGCTGAGTGGGTAGAGGCTGAAGCAGAAAGATGGTGTGAATATTTTTATCTGTTTGATGGTCAAGACTGGATCGTATCAAACGGCAAAAAGGACTCATCAGGTTGCTTCGAGTTTGATTTCTTAGAGGTAGCAATCCTAAAAGAAATTGTAAGTTAATTTCCAAAAGGGGTTGACTTCTATGCAGAAAGATCATATACTGTATAGACAATAAAGAATTAGAAGGTGGTTATGAATGGTGAATACTAGTTTACGTTATATTAAACCAGAGTCCGATTATTTGCAAACCAAGGCTCGGCCACTTTCTACCTTAAACAATTTAACCGGAGGGCATTCCATGGAAGACAATTTTATTCAAGAACGTGATCATTACGATAACCTAAAAGCAGAACTAGGTTATGATACTGTATTTGATTTAGACCTAAGAGGCTGTAAGCCTTTAGACTACAAATATTTCACAGACGACAAGCCGTTGATGATTACCTACAAGGTGATCAAAGACATGGGTCCTACCTTTAACGATACTGAATGGGTGACATTCACAGCCGTTGCAAAAGATGGCACCTTAGGCGAGCTTTGGAAAGCTGGTGAGTCTTTGTATCAACAGGCCAAATTGGCTGTAGGTGACTGGCACATTTTTATTGAAGGCTTCGACGAAGCAGATGATGGATCACTAGAACTGGTAACAGGTTCATAATGAGGCTTATCTTAATATTGGCACTGGCATTCTCTTTGAGTGCCTGTGGCTCCCATACAATTAAACAAATCAACAAGGTTAGAATGATCGGTACCCTTTCGAAAGCAGGGGTCACTGAAGAAGCAACCAATTGCATCAAAGACATCTTCGACCCTAACAATAGAGGAAGTGGGTGTTGATTGGACAAAACTTATAAGTCTTATCCTGCCTGTGTAGGTTTATCTTACGTAGGAAGTGGTTGGGCTAAAGGATCTAGAACAGAATGTTGGAACGATATGAAAAGTCGGCCCTGGCCTTTGTACCTTAGATTTCTACCCCCGAGCTGGGTATCATTTGATAGAGATGGTGCTAGGCTTTTTATATTTCATAGAGAAAGGATCCAGCAATGGCAAGAGAAGAAACGACGACAGAAGAACAGGCATTAATCGACGCATGGCTAAAGAAGAATAAGCCTACAGTCTGTCCGCCAATGGAACGTACCAACCCAGACGATGTAAAGGCTATCTGGAAAAGAGGACGTGGTAGAAAGCCTGCCGCAAAGAAAAAGAATTAAGAGACGTGTCGTTGATAGCGACTAATAGGGGATGGTAGCACCCTATGATGAGAAGATGGGTAACACCATCAAAACTCAGACCCGATGGTAGTATGCCCGGCACAAGGATGTCGTTAGATAGGTAAGGTGAGGCCGGTTTGAACCGGGTTCGATCTAATCGTTTTGAAACTATTCCTATCTCCTAAATCTTTTCTGCCAAAAGTGGTTGACTTCTGCTAATAATGATCGTATAATGTATATAATAATTAGGCATAACAGAGAGGCACAAATAAATGGCATATGTATCACAAGACGATAAGGCAAAACTAGCACCACAGATTAAGAAGGTGCTTTCCAAGTACGGCATGAAAGGTTCTATTTCAATCCGTCATCACATGAGTTTGGTAGTAACAATCCAAAGCGGATCAATTGAGTTTGATCATTCGCATGGTGATGGTTATACTCAGGTAAATGTTTACCACATTGACAGTCACTACGAAGGCAAGGCGAAGGCTTTCCTTACAGAACTATTGGCCGCAATGAAGGGTCCAGACTATTTTAATAATGATGATGCGATGACAGACTATTTTCATAGATCACATTATACAGATATCAACATAGGTAAATGGAACAAGCCTTACTTCATGCAAGTAAGCAAGCCTAAGAAGACTAAGGCCGCTAAGAAGGCTTCTAAGACGGTCGTAAAGGCGTCTAAGACTACATCATTCAACGGATGGACACCTGAAGTAATCCAAGGTTCTAAAAGTATTAAGGTACCTGAGAGCTTTACCATTGCAGATGGTGATACTGCTGAAGCGGTTGCACGTATGACACTCACAGAACGTGAGAAGTTCGTTGCAGACATGGTTAGTCGTTATCCAACCCTAGCAGATCAGTTGATGAGTTCAATTGGTTACGAGCTTATGGAAAAAGAAGGCTACTAATGATATTGGCTATTCTAGGGGTTGTGGCTTGTTTGGCCTTTCCCCTAATAATGCTCTTAATTTGGAACAAGGAGGATCCTAAATGAAGTTTAAAGACATTCCATTCAATAAAACAAAAATGCCTAAAGGTATACAGGCGATGCTCAAATTTAATAAGTTTGATCTCAGCATAATTAAGAACGAAAGTTCATATGGGAGCAAGATGGGCCTATATGAGATTGCGGTATTCAGTGGCAACACCCAGATTGAGATGCCTGGTATAACTGAAGAAGGAGATACTGTAAAAGGTTTCCTATCAGAGAGTGATGTTGAAAGTATCATCAAAAAAATGCACCTAGTATCAGGAGCAGATCCGGAGACTGTCTAAATGGATGAAGTAATACTTTGGGAACATAGGAAGGCTTTGGTCAAGTGGATATGTATCAATAACTATTCACCACGCCATGCAAGACTTATCTTGATGGGGGCTGTCTGAAAGGCATAATCCTAATCCTACTGTTCACAGGTGAACTAGAATATAGAGCATTTGAATATGAGCCTCAAGGCACAACCAATGAAGAGATTGTTATGTCATGTTCCGAACGAGCAGAAGAACTAAGAGAACAGATATCAACTCACAGTTGGGACGATCCTAGAGGACAAGGCTTCTATCTAAAGGACGGTACAGGAACAATACAGGGTCACATCTGTTAACCAAAAGAGGTTGACTTTCTCATAGAAAGACCTTATACTGTAAGTATAACAATTAAAAATAAGAGGGCAATATGATAAACATTTCAAAAGAACAAATTAAAAAAGCATTCGTCAGTGACGTTAATAACATTGGTGAATATGTCTATAACAATCAGGACTGGTATCAAGAAGATACTCAGAGAATGAGATATATCCTAGCAACCATAGAGCTGTCACCAGGTGATTCTTATTCAGAGAATAAACAATTAGAATTAGGTCAAGAGGACAATAGGTTCTATGGCTGTATTGAGTTCCATGATAGAGCAACCTATACCATAAAGGACGAAAAGAGACTGCTCGAGCTGATCAATATGACAGACACAGAAGTGGCAGACTATATTGCTGTCAATGAATATGATTGGGTTGGTGATGACTACGATCATGCAAATGAATACCTATTCCAAATAATGAATAATTGGCAGGATGTTATTGAATACGATACAGAAGATTATGACAACTGTGATCAAATGACGGTGACTACTAGATCAAGAGAATGGATTGTAGACCCTGACACAGGTTACAAGAGCGAGAATAAGCATGAAGTGGCCTATCAGATACTAATGGATTACTTCGATGAACTACCTGAAGAAACAAGAGCAGAAGCTCACAAAAGACTTGAGGCTGTAGAATGCTAACTTTGAGAGAGTCATATGGTTCCGAAACAAGTTTCACTCAGAAACTAGCAACTGACCTAGACAGCCTAAATAAGATTAATAATCTAATTGGACTTCCTCTAGTGGTCAAGGCAACTAACGAATACTCTGTTCCAAACGGTAGTATTGATGTGGTGGGCTTTACTGCTAAGAACGAGGTTGTGGTGTACGAACATCAAGACTTGTCTGGTCGTGCAGATCAAACCCATGTAGGTAAGACTTCTCATTATGCAAGGATGATGAAGGCCAAAGGCTTTACTGTGATAGGTGCTGTCTTACTATGCGAATCAATTGATCAAATATTCTTAGACACGTTTGAAGACATTCGTTGGGCCTATAACAAAAGACGATATAATGGCCATTGTAATGTTCATGCCGTAAAGAGTCAATGGACTGATGAGCTTGAATATATCCCAGAGCTATTCACTGATGATACTATTATCAAAGGTAGTGATACGGTACTAGACCATTACCAAGACTTCGTAAGTGTCTATGGTGCAGATTGGGCCATTCAACGAGAAGAAAACAATGGCTCGGCTATTACATTGTGGCATCGACCTGCTGAACTAGACAATAGGTATATGGCCTATGTTCATACCCTTAAAGGATCAATCAAAGTAGGCCTTCACTGTCTAAAAGGCATTAAAGAACAAGACGAACAGTTTCTACAAAAAATAACTCCAAAGGGCTTTGAATATCGTAGAAGTCAAGACAGGGCCACAATTGAAGCAAGTTTTCCTAAGAACACTGACCAAGAAGTATTGGCAGATGAAACAGAAAAACTTAAGAGATCTATTCGAAAACACTTGACTTTCGCATAGAAAGATCGTATACTGTATAAACAATAAGGAAACAGAAGGAGGGCAATATGCCAAATTGGTGTAATAATTCAATAACAATTCAAGGGTCAATAGACACAATCAAGCCACTATGGGAAGAAGCCAACAGAGAAGGTTCAGGCTTGTTAAATGCAATGAAGCCTATGCCCGAAGCTCTAAGAGGCACTACCAGCCCAGATGCTTCAGCAAAGACTCCACAGCCTACAGTAGATGGCTTCACTAACTGGTATGATTGGTCAGTGGCCAATTGG